GCTGTAAAACTTTAGAGCCAAGAGCTGCAAAACAAGCTGCGCTTTTCAACAGCCCGCGAGCTTTTTTCGCAGGATTCCGCAATAGAGGCTAAGCCGTTGTTTTTAAAGCAAAAAACCAAGATTTTTCGATCGCGGCGCCCGCTTTCTTGGCGCTAGGGGTTTAGACCATGTTTCTCACAAAAATTTATTAGATATTTCATATCGGAACAAAGTGTCCTATATAAGGGTAGATAGTCGCATATATTGTTTAGGGACCCCTATGGTAGCCACACAGAATCTAGCCTATGAAGATAAGTCTCTGAAGCTTCAACTGAGACTCGCGCAGCTTGAGAAGAACGAAGCTTGTCAAAAAAAATTTATAACATTTGTAAAAACTATGTGGCCTGATTTCATTGCCGGTAGACATCATAAAATAATAGCGGTCAAGTTGGAGCGGGTCGCGAGCGGCGAGTTAAAGAGATTGATTATCAACATGGCACCTCGGCACACGAAGAGTGAGTTTGCGTCCTATTTGTTTCCTGCGTGGATGATGGGCCGTAATCCGAAGATGAAGATCATTCAGGCGACGCACACGACTGAGTTAGCTGTTGGCTTTGGTCGGAAGACGAAGAACCTTTTGGATACGGATGAGTACAAGGAAGTATTTCCAGAGGTTAAGTTAGCTGTGGACAGTAAAGCTTCTGGGCGGTGGGATACGAGTGCTGGTGGAATGTATTATGCGGTTGGTGTTGGATCTAACTTAGCGGGTCGTGGTGGTGATTTAGTGATTATTGATGACCCGCATTCGGAGCAGACGGCTATGTCGAACAATGGTTTTGATGATGCGTGGGATTGGTACACTGGGGGCCCCCGGCAGAGGCTCCAGCCGGGAGGTAGTATTGTATTGGTTCAAACGCGTTGGTCTGAGAAGGATATGACGGGTCAGTTGATACGGGCGATGGCTAAAGATCCTTTAGCGGATCAATGGGAGATAGTTGAGTTACCTGCTTTGTTTGATGATGAGACTCCGTGTTGGCCTGAGTATTGGTCTTTGGAGGATTTAATATCGGTTAAGGCGTCTATTCCGCCGAGTAAGTGGAATGCACAGTACCAGCAAAATCCTACTGGTGAGGAGAATGCGATTATTCGCCGTGAGTGGTGGAAGGTTTGGGATAAGGATAAGGTCCCTAATTTAGAGTATGTGATACAAAGTTATGATACGGCGTTTAGTAAGAAGGAGACTGCGGACTTTAGTGCAATTACAACATGGGGGGTATTTTATCCTGTGGATGGTTTGGGTCCTAATTTAATTTTACTTGACAGCAAGAAGGGTAGATGGGATTTTCCTGAGTTAAAAGCGATTGCATTAGAGGAATATCAGTTTTGGGACCCCGACACGGTAATAGTGGAAGCAAAGGCGAGTGGTACGCCCTTGACACATGAATTGCGTAATGTAGGAATACCTGTAGTTAACTTTACTCCTAGTAGGGGAAATGATAAGGTTTCACGAGTTCACTCTGTTTCGCCGTTATTCGAGGCAGGAATGGTGTGGGCTCCCGATAAAACGTTTGCGGAAGAGCTAATAGAAGAGGTAGCGGCCTTCCCAAACGGTGAGTATGATGATTTAGTAGATAGTATGACACAGGCGTTAATGAGGTACAGGCAGGGTAATTTTGTACAATTACCAACAGATGACTGGGAAAATGAAGAAGAGTCTGCTACAGTAAGAATATACTATTAAATTAGGAGGTCTTTATGGCTGAAAGAGAAAACAGAGGTTTTACAAGTTTGATGGACACTGGGGTCCCTTCTCAGTTAGATGAGGACGACCTAAGAGCCGAGCTTGAGATAGAGCTTCCTGATAGTCAGAACAATGTAATGGCTATGATAGATGCAGAGAATGTGGATAATATTGAGATTACGTCGGACGATGACGGTGGTGTTACTGTAGATTTTGAACCTTCGGATGGTCGTGGTGAGGGCGGCGATTTCTATATGAATCTTGCCGAAGAGATGCCGGATCGTGAGTTAGGTAGGATATCCAGTGATTTATTGGGTGAATATGACTCAAACAAGGCGAGCAGGCAGGAGTGGGAAGATACTTACTCCAATGGTTTGGAGCTGTTAGGCTTTACGCATTCAGAGCGAACGCAACCTTTTAGGGGTGCTTCGGGTGTTACGCATCCGTTATTGGCGGAAGCTGCTACACAATTCCAAGCGCAAGCGTTTAACGAGCTATTACCACCTAGTGGACCTGTGAAAACTCAGGTTATGGGGCAGGAAACTGTGGAGAAAGTTGCACAATCGCAACGTGTCAAGCAGTTTATGAACTATTACATTACAAATGTTATGGAGGATTACACTCCTGACATGGATCAGATGCTATTTTATTTACCTTTAGCAGGAAGTACCTTTAAAAAAGTGTATTACGACGAGACTCTATGTCGTGCGGTAAGTAAATTTGTGCCTGCGGAGCATCTTGTTGTACCGTATGAGACATCAGATTTGGACACATGCCCTAATATTACGCAAGTAGTACGCATGTCGCTGAACGATTTACGCAAGAAACAGGTCTCTGGGTTCTATTTAGATGAAGAGGTTATACCTTCTCAGTCCTCTTTGAATGATATTACAGAAGAAACGAATAAAATTGAAGGCTTTGAGCCGAGTGACGTGGACTATGATTGTACGATACTGGAGTGTCACGTTGATTTGGACTTAGAGGGGTACGAAGACAAGGACGAGGATGGTGAAGAGACGGGGATTAAGGTTCCTTATGTTGTTACTATTTCTCAAGATAACGGACAAATTTTAGCGATACGGCGTAATTATCTCGAAGATGACGAGAAGAGACGTAAGATACAATATTTTGTACACTACAAGTTCTTACCGGGATTTGGGTTCTATGGATTGGGTTTAATACACACTATTGGCGGGTTGTCACGAACCGCCACGGCGGCACTGAGGCAGTTAATCGACGCCGGTACGTTGTCCAACCTCCCAGCGGGTTTCAAGGCCCGCGGACTACGGATCCGAGACGATGATGAGCCGCTTCAGCCCGGTGAGTTCCGCGATGTGGATGCTCCCGGAGGGGCTATTCGTGACAGCCTTATGCCGCTGCCATTTAAGGGCCCGGACCAGACCTTGTTTAATTTGCTAGGCTTTGTGGTTCAAGCTGGACAGAGATTTGCTACGATAACCGATATGAAGGTTGGGGATGGTAATGAGCAAGCTGCTGTGGGAACTACTATGGCGATGTTGGAACAAGGCTCACGGGTCATGTCGGCTGTACATAAGAGATTGCATTATGCGATGCGGGTTGAGTTTAAGATCCTTGCGCGGGTGATGTCGGAGAGTTTACCGCAGGAATATCCGTATTCTGTTGCTGGCGATGATGCGAGTATCATGGCGAGTGATTTTGATGATAAAGTGGATGTTATTCCTGTATCTAATCCGAATGTCTTTAGTCAGTCACAAAGAATTTTATTAGCTCAGACTAAGATGCAATTAGCGGCTGCGGCTCCGCAGCTACATAATATGCACGAAGTATACCGTGATATGTATGAAGCGCTGGGTGTAACGGATGTTGATCGGATTATGATTGCGGTTCCTGATAGCGAACCGGTGCCCACGGACCCTGCACAAGAGAACATAGATGCGTTGGATATGTTAGAGTTAACGGCGTTTGAGGGTCAAGATCATCAATCTCATATTATGGCACACTTAGTCTTTGGCACGTCGGCGATGGTTGGTAGCTTACCGCCTGTTGCGATGATGTTACAAAAGCATGTTTTGGAGCATATTAAGATAGAGGCTACTGAGCAGGCGCAAGCTCAGATGCAGCAACAACCGGGGGCCGCGGCCCAAGACCCAATGGCTTTACAGGCTATGATTGCACAGATTGTAGCGCAGGGTATGCAGACTGTTAAGCAGTTATCTGCTCAGATTTCGGGTGAGGGTCAAGAGGGTCCTGATCCGTTAGTACAGCTTAAAGAGAAAGAGTTGCAGATCAAGGCGCAGTCTGAACAGAACGATGCTCAAATAGATGCACAAAAAATGCAGCTTGATAGTCAGAGTTTGGCGATGCGTAGTGAGCAGTTTAATCAGAGATTGGCGGCGCAAGAACGTCAAACAAAGGCCCGTATAGATTCGTCTATGGAGCGGGAATTACTTAAACAAAGAGGAAAATAGTTATGAAAGATAGAAAAGTAAAAGTAGATGGGTCTCCTCCTTCTAATCCACCTAAAGCTGTTCCTTACGCTCAGATTGATAATCAGGGTCGTATTCCATATGGAAAGACAGCCGAAGCCAAGATACCTATGAAGATGACTCGCGGAACTGTACGCGGAATGGGTGCTGCTACTAAAGGTGGCGGATACTGGGAGTGCTAGATGCCCTTAAAAAAAGGCAAAGGTACTGACGTAATTAGCGCCAACATTGGCAAGTTACGCAAAGAAGGTTACCCGGCAAAGCAGGCGGCAGCGATAGCGTATTCTGAAGCTAAGTACAATCAAGGTGGCTTAGTTGAGAAGGGCTATGGTGCGGGTATTACTACTGATTTTAGTAAGATAGCTAGGCCGCAGAGGTTT